GGCAGCCCCCGAGTATGCTCGTGAAGATGGTACTATGGACTATGCTAAGCTTGAGAGCACGTTTAAAGCTCGCCTTGATGCTCTTAGAGAGCATGGTTCCATGTCCTCTGCTGAGATTGTTGATTGCATCCCCTGGGAGGCGTGGCGTGCTGATAAAACTGATTTTAACAAGCACACGTTTCCAACTAGGGGACAACCTTACCAGAAACCAGTCGATCTTAGAGAACTAGTTTTCTCTATAGCTCAATCGGTCAAGCGCAAGCAAGAGTATCACCAGGCTTCTTTGGATTCTTTGGAGACTTTCGCTAGTTTGCTTGGTAAGGCTGGCGATAATCCCGAGATCACTCCACAGAGTGGTCTTGGTCTTGAATGTGGTTATATGGCTCAAGCAGAGGTTACCTTTGCAGCCAATAGACTTTTCGAGAGCATCAGTGATATGTATACTCCCGAGATTGAGTCGGCCAAATTGCAAAATTTGTGCCGTGCTTTTTCGAATAAGGGTTCGGCTCAGGTTAATTTCGCTTTGGCTTCTGAAGCCGATGCGAATTATTCTGGAGCGCTCAACAGTGTTTATCGCCGCAGCATGCTTTCTTTGGTTGGTGTTTTTGACCCTGGGGTTTTTGATGACACGAAGAAAGTTGTTTGTGAGGCACTCGAGAAGATTGCCGTAGCCTTTCAGAGTAACGGTTTTGATCGCTTCTTTAGGAAGGGGGCCCTCACTATGAAGGAAGTTGAGGCGCGCATGTCTCATATTGTCGGTATTTTATCGAATTATAAGATGTGCGCTGCCATGGGGATTACTTGTGCCCGCCACGTAGCTCTTTATAGTTGGCTTAAGTCAGCTCGGGCTTCTCTTGATGAGTTGTACGCAACCATCATTGAGTCCGGTCGTGTTCTTAAACACCAAACAAGTTTGGTTGAGATGTGCAAAGCTATGGTGAGTGGTATCTTCAAGAGCATTAAGAAGCTTGACTTCTTGGGCTCCTGGGATAAGATCGCCACAGTTGGCGTTATAGTCGGTTTGTTGACCACGATGGGTCGACTTCTCTTCAATGTTTTGAAGACCGTCTTTGTCTCAATTTGTGCTTTGCTCGGTTTTCGTCACGAC